AAAGAACAAATTGTAGCGTTGGAGCAGGCAAAGGAGTTTCACCATGAAAAGTACATCAGTAATCTTCAAATAATTGATGACAAAATTGAGAGGATTGAAAAACAGTTGGAGCGAACAAGATCACCAGTGAAGAGGGATCTTCTCAAACGTTCGTTAGATTGGTATGAAGAGGAAACACTAAAGATGGATGAAGCTATTGAGACTATCACGGCTAAAATTGATTCCGAAATTGAAAGACTCAAGACGGTCGAAGAAAAGAAGAAAACCTTTGAGTACAACATTGAAAAAATTAGAGAATATGCGCGAGTCCGAAATGATAACGCATTAGAGTTCGTTGCGAACGCCCTAGAAATTCTTAAAGCCGAGAAGGTTCAAACCTAAACTTATCAAAGATGTGGACAGATACTCTAAAATTGTAATAGACAATCATACAAAGTGCGTCTGCTATATCATGTTTCCTTTCATATGGTATTTCCTCNTGAATATATTTGCTCGCGATAGATACCGTTCTCTCTTTACGCTCATCGTATGAGAGATGCCTCATACCAAAATGTGTATGCATGCTCACAGGTGAAACCAAAACAACTTTATCTTTGAACATGTAATGTAAAAGTACCTCGATATTTGTGAAGCCTCCGGGTGGTTGTCTCTCTATAAGGATTGTATCAGCCGAATCAAATATGTACCTGTGTGCGTCTACAAATAAAGGAACGAGGTCAACAATGTCATTTGAATAGATGTATTTNTAGTCTTCCAAACTTACTTTCTTAAAGAATTCTACATCAAGATCTGGAGCCTTTCCACACTCAGCAAGAACGAGACCCATATTATGGTAACCAATATCTATGGCGAGTACCTTCATATCTTTATGTAAATAATATTCCTTAACTATAATAAATGAAGATTAAGAACAAGGCCAGAAATCAAATCCTGATGTCAGCCGTTGTTGTGCTTGCTCTCGTTTTGGGTTACATGTGGTTCAACCCAAAAGTGGTTGAAGTTCCGGTAGAAGTGCCAGTGATGCCAGTGCCACCACGCATTGAGATTGAGCAGCGCCGCCCACAGCGTGAACCAGAATTCAGAAATGCACCAATTAAGCAGTATAAACCTGGCTTTATGCAACAAATGGGTATTATTACAGGCAATGGAGAGACCCTCCCACTCTATGGCAAGGAGGTGCGGGGGCGCCGCGATCGTTACCACTACTACACGACAACTGGGGGTGAAAACCTTTATGCTGTACCAGTGAGTCACAATGCAAGAGATTGTATGGAGGATATTGGATGNGAAGAACTGTATGGGAATGAAACAGTTTCAGTAACTGGTAAAACTGGTTCATACGCGGTGAATTTGTACAGAACAGANGACTTTTTCTAAGCTGAAAGTTTCTTGACACGTTTTATCGTATCATTTACAAGGCTACTTGTGGCTGAACTACTACAGCAGCACCAGACAAGCATAATCGCCAAAATAGGTGGTGTTTTGATTGGACTTTTTGAAGCTCCATATGCTATCATGAAAGAGCAACAGAGCCATGAGAGCAAACTTGACAACATAGTCATGGAGAGGGGCTCATCTTCGGCTGCCTTTTTTATACCAAATATTGCGAGAAGAGGATATATCAAAAAGATCATTTAGTATACACTAACAAAAATTATTTCGCAATCTCATAATCATATCAATCTCCCTTCCCTGAAGTCCTGGATTTCTTGAGAGTTTCGCCTTGAGTCTCAAGAGTTCCAAAACTGTCTCATCGTCGAGAGTTTTGAAAAAGTCTCTAAATTCTTCCCAGTCCCTTAACCCCTTCGCCTCTTTTTGAGCCTGGACATATGGCCATGTGTGCCTTCGGAGAGTAGCCAGCTCTTCTTCAAGTTGTCTAATGCGAGGGAGAAGTACCTGTGTTATGAGTGCCCTCGTTTCCATTCATTTAAAAATGTGGCACATCTTTAAGATATGCTCCGCTATGCCGCTCTAAACCACGAATTACCAAAAGTTATTGGGAATGTGTACAGATCTGGATCCAAAGTTATTTTAGACTACGCCAGGGAAAACTGTGACCCCCTGGATGCACAGCATGTCAGCGAAGTTAATATGAAAATGATGACAACTGTGCCAGGTTCAATGTTTGCCCTAAAAATGACATCATTTGGCTCAAGAAGCTCACCGCATTTGGCAGTGGCTCACATGAAAAAACTCATCCAACACGGAATCAATAATAGTTGTCAGATTTGTATTGACGCCGAAGATGTATTGTATCCCAAAGAAACATATGACATGATGTTAGAATTCAATAAGTATCAACCCCATGTTTTCAAAACATATCAGATGTATCGGATTACCGCACTCAAAGAACTTGAATTGGATCTTCGCGCCGCGGAAAAGAATGGAATACAACTTGGTGTCAAATTGGTGCGCGGTGCGTATTTGGGAAGGCAGGTTGGTCTCCTCTCCAACAAAGCAGCCGTAGACAAATCATTNAGAGATGGTCTCAATATGTCNCTNGGTGCGGGTGACAATGTACANACCCTCTTGGCGACGCANAATTCAGAAGATATTAAACATGCGCGTACCTGTCCCCATAAGAGATACAAAGTTGCCCAACTTTTNGGTATGGGTGAGGACTTTCCAGATTATCGGTATGTACCATTTGGATCCTTAAGTGAGCTCACGCCCTACTTATTCAGAAGATTTGTGGAAAGACTTAAATGGTCTTAAAAATATCTTCCGATAGATATTTAATGGTGAGGACACTCAAGAGGTTTGGGTACTGGTCTCCACCACCGTCCAACCCTACACGCCGCAGATACAACATCGCCGCGGCTTCCCGAAGTGAAGAAATCCACTATGAAATGAAGAAGGCGGAAATTACACGCGTCGCTCTTCAGCATATGTATGAAGCACCCTCATTGAGGGAACAAAAACAAATCACTACGAGACAGATGCGTCTCAAGATGATTCTACACGAAGCTCTTGATCTTGCGCATTCAATTTGCGAACATCAAGACGCTCAAGAGTGTCTCTGGGCTTGGGAAATGGTTGATGAAATTGATGACGCCGCCTCAAGGGCAGGTGTCCGCTACTATTAATTTCCCCACCTATATTAAATGGAGTACGAAAAACTCAAAGAAAAGGTCAAGAACCTTGGCTTCAGGGTGACCAAAGATGTCAAGGGGAAACGGGTCAAACTCTCAAAAAAGGAACTCGTGGCAAAGTTGCCAAAGAAGACCAAGGGTGAACCAAGCCTCGAAAATCAAGCTAAGAGTGCCAAAAAGTTCATCAAGGTGTGTAAAATGGTTCTCAAGGAGGCTGAACCAAGTCAACCGAAGGCACCACGGCAAGCTGTCCGCCTATCACCAAGAAGGGTGGCACCTCCACCTCCTCCACCTCCTCCACCAAGACCCATGAGTCTCAACCCAAGAGCTGCCCTTATGGCGGATCTTAAGGCTAACCTAAAGAAGCGGGGACTTGCCAATAATTAAACGAATTTAATTCCAAACCTATTTGTCATAAACCTTTGTACCTCTGGAATTGTTGGCTGACTCCAGAGATACCAACGTGACCAGAAACCAGCCCCGTCAATACCACTCATCTTCCAATCTTCTTTGTCACTCTTGTTTACGTCGCGCATCATCTTGTGAATCTTTTTTGGGTCTCTTTCAGCCACGATACGCTTTGGAACTTGACCACCGTGTCTCAAAACATATGAGCGCATACGCGAAGGATTCTTGTGTTTGGTGTAGTCGGAATACCCACTGGCACCAAAGTCAACAGTCCTGCCGTCACCGAGGATTGCCCTGAACTTCTTCTTTTTGTCAGGGCTTCGAACGATTTTGACGTACATACTTACAATTTACAGGTAATTTATTTTTGGCACATGCTGCAGTAACCCTCCTTCTTCGCTTCTGGGAAGAAGAAGAGGCGTTCGTCACCACGCTTGACGCGGTACATGTGATCATACATGTGAAGGAGACCGATGGCGAGCATCGCAGTGGAGACAACAGCCTTGTTCATCTTACGCACTGACCACGCATAATAGAGGATCATCGCGAGGATAGTCAATTGGACGAGGGACAACTTTGGCAACGCTGGCATCACAAAGCGCTGCTCAACATCCTGGACTTCGTTGGTGGGCTCTGGGGCGTACTTTTCCATTCGCTTGCCGTAACCTGGCATTTTTATTTTATACTGAGAAATTAATGTGGCGTCTCCTCTGGGTACCAGTGTTTCTCGTACTCCATGATTATCTGAAGTCCCCCATAGACAGGTTGTACTTTCAAAATCCACTCAGGCCACTCGTTGGAATGCGAAACACACTCGTAGACATTGTATTACACAAGTTTGATTATGACACAATGGATTACCCCAATCTTTGGTTTGTCAAGGCAAACTACAACAAAATCCTGTTTGAATATGAGAAAGGTCTGGGGAACGCACAGAAGAAATACTTTCACAATCTCGATCCCTGGTTCAAGAAGAACAAGAAGTATTATTATTACGAGGTAAAAGACTTTCCAGAAGTTCAAAAAATAATTGATCAAGTGCCATGTGTGGATAAAGAGACTGCCAAGTTTGCCGTCATAGATGGTCCAATGACCATACCCGCACACCGTGCCGAAAGTAATCTCATGTTGAGATATCACCTCACGATTAAAGGCGGCAAACATTGCGTACTTTATACCTCAAATGGTGGCTACATCCACAAACCTGGGAAAGACTTTTTATTCGACCATTCTCGATTCCATCGCCTTGTCAAACGCAGCTTGGAGAAACGAGTGGTTCTTATTTTGGACATCCATAGATTCTAAGTGATGTCTACAGACCGCCTTGTAACAATCATGTCCACCAACAAGTTCTAACTCGTCATTCTGGACGATTCTCTTCGTGAATGGTCCAGGTGTACCGTCGTTACAATCCATACAAAGTGCGGAGAGTTTCACAACATCACTTGCCATGGGAATACAATCAAGAACTTCCCCAAACTTTCGCTGTTTGTAATCACCGTCAAGCCCAGCTATGATCACAGACTTTTTAAGAAACAGACACATCTGCACAAAGTCTCGGAGTTGCGTAAAAAACTGCGCTTCATCAATAGCTACAATATCAGCATTACAGAAAGATTCTTTTATGATACAATGAGAAATGTGAGGAACTTTCAGACATGGAAACTCCACGCCGTCATGGGTCTTGAGAACTTCTTCAGGAGACCGAGTATCTTTTGAAGAATTGATGACAACAATTTTTTTGCCTATAACTTTGTAGCGCTTAAGTCTTCGAATGAGTTCAGAAGTTTTACCAGAAAACATATTTCCCATAATAATTGTCAGACCCATCTCACCTTTCTGTAAAATAATCTCATATTTTTATAATGGTTGATATCC